AAGGCAGTGACCATGTAGGTGATGTTTTCAGACATGGTGAGCTTGAGCAGGTTACGAGCGTCAAGCTGATCTTGATGCTTTTGAAAGGACTCGAACAGTCCGAGCATGTAGTTGTGATTGTCCATTGTGTTGAGGTGAGAAAGGCCCTGTCTCCAGGGCTGTATGTGATCAGTTGCCGTGAGTCAAGCAGCCGGTTTGTGTGGCCCGCCCGTAGTCAGGGTGGTTTTTAATGTCGATGCCGCAATCAGCCATGTGCTGTTCAAGGGCCTTGATAAAAAGGCTCTTTCGGCTGCTTTTAGGAAGCTTAATGCTGTTCTCCAAGCACCAGGCGTGCAGTTGCTTGTTTGTGCGGGCGGTGAGCCAGTAGAGGTTGAAGCGGTTGCTGTTTTGGAAGGTCATTTGTTTGAGGTGTGTGGGGTCTCCCCCTGACTCCTTTAATATACACGAATGGCATACCAGTGACAAGGGGGTATGCCAGTTACTCGGTTGACACAAAAAAAAGGGCCTTGCGGCCCTTCGGTCAGCCCTCTTCGAGGTAGTGCTCCAGGTCCATCATCGAGTTGATGATGTCCATGGTCCAGGACTCTTCCAACTGTTCCCAGGTGGTGTCGTCCCACTCGCGAGCGGCTTTGAGCATCTCCAGGCATTGATCCTGAAACTCAGTGACGGTCATGATCGATTGTCGAGGTGCGTGGGATCTCTCCCGAAACAATCCTGGCATACCAGGGGTTGACTGGCAACCCCTGAAACGGGATCAGGCTCCTGCAGGACCAAGCCGATAACCAGGTGACTTGATCATGAATTCATCAGCCCATTCCAAGTCAACGACTTGAACAGGAGCAGCAGTGAAGAACTGCACTGCTGCAACAGTCACGGCAACGACATCGCGATCCACGACTTCGTAAATCGGATTGCGCCAATCAGAAGGATCAGCGACTTTGGCGAAAGCAGCATCCAGCTGAGCTTCGGTGAACGCAGTGCCAGTGGAAGAAAGAATCTTCATTTTCAAAACCGCTCTATGAGCGGGAGGTGTGCCGTCTCCGGCTGTGATCAAAGTATGGCATACCAGCGGCCATAACGCAAGAAAAAAAGGAGGGCCTCAGCCCTCCAGGTCATCGATCAGGTCACAGAGGTGATCGAACACCGGATAAAGATCCAGCTCGTCCTCCGTCATCAGCGCCTCAAGCTCATCGCGGATGCGATTGAACTCCTTGAGGCGTTCAGCGTCAGTCATGAATCAGTTGTCGAGGTACGTGGCGTCTCCGCCTGAACAACTATGGCATACCAGGAATGAAATATCAACCCTTCTCAGCGACAGCAGCGATCACCGTGCAGACAACAGGCTCAAGCTGATGACGCGGAATGCAGCTGTACTGCCGTGTGACAGCCGTGATTGCGCGATCGATCGCCTCACGCCCGTTTGACAGCACGACAGGCTTGTACTCCTTCACAGGAGCCACAGTATCCATCTCAGCCAACAGAAGCCTCCTGAGCATGTCCTGGCGGCTCATGCCGCGCTTGATGGCTTCCTCGGTCAGATACTCGCGCTCAGCCTCTGTCAGGCGCACGTCAACGCGTACAGGGAATTGACGGTTGCAATCAGGCATCAGAAATCAAACAGGTCAGTTGGTTCAGCGGAATCAGCCTTGAACGGGCTGGATTGACAAAGGCGCACATCTAGCTCCCATCGAAGGTTGCCAACGGTGATGTTGCTGTTGCCGAGCTTGGCAGCTCTGACGCTATCCGCATTGCTTGCGTCAACGACAACCCACCCGTTGTTCCACGCACCGTTGCGATGCAGTTCGACAGGAGTGCCAGAGGCAGGGGGTAGAACCCCCTCGGTAGAGGTACCAAGGGTGTTGGGTATAGAAGGGGTAATAGGGGTAATACCCATTTCTTTACGCGATAGAGGGGGGGTTTTACCCCTTTCACCCCTAGTACCCCCAATATCCCTGGATCCTTCATGCGGAGCCCAGAGGAACTGCGGACGACCCCCAGCAACGAGCGGTTCAAGCTGGCCGTGCTGATAGATCAGGCTCTTTTTCTCCAAGGCGCGAAGAGCACGCAGCACCTTGCTCGCATTGCACTTGGCAATGTCCTGCAGCTCGTTTGTCGTGACAGGAAACTCGCCAACCGCCCATCGTTCGCACATGTAGTCGAAGATGTCCGCTTGACGGCCCTGCAGATCGTCTGCGGCCTCCTGCATGGCCTCAGCGGCCAAGACGCTTTCACCATCGCCGTGATGGATCCAACCGTCGTCCTGCAGCTCAATCAGCAACGTCGTGCCTTTTGCACGACCTTGCGTTTTGAGCACTACGCGATGATCGCTCTGCGTCTGGCCCTCAGCAGGCTGCTTGAACCAGTTCATCAGGATCGTGAGGCTTGCTGCTGCTGGAAGTGCGTTACTGCCTCTGCTGGCGTTCGTAGCGTTGCCGCCACTCACGCTCTTGTTGGTGTGGTGGATCATCGCCAGCGTGGCTTTGTGAGGCGCTAGAGCCTCTGCAAGCTGCCTTGCAGGCCCGTCGAAGCTGCTTGCAGCCTCTTCAAGCCCTAGAGGCGCACAGCACGCGTGATAGCTGTCCAAAAGAAACAGCGAGCCAGGGTTCTCGCTTGCGACAGCCCCCAGGTACTCAATGCCCTCCTTGGTCAGATGCAGAGGCGCTCCTGTGTGCCAGAGCATCTCGATCGGACCGGCCATGTTGCCGTCTTGATCGACCAAGCCTTCCCGCTCGAACAGTGTGTGCCAGTCGCTCTCAGGCTGGTCAGTCCCAACGATGTAGACCTTTGGGCAAGGGCCATGCAGTGGCTGCCCTAAATAAGATTCTTCACCGTGAAACCATGCGCTGATCATGCCCACCATCAAGGCTGATTTACCGACCTTTGGTGGTGCAACAAGCAGGTTGAATGTGCCTGCCATAATCACTCCCTCCCACGCCCATGGCGTCGGGGTTGTATCCATGCGCTGGCCTTTTCGCCGTGGCTCGCATACACCGTTCAGCAATCCTTCTGCTTTGGTGAGCAGCACCGCTGCTGTCTTTTCGTTAATCGGGCAACCAACTTCGTCGGCATATAGCCGCAAAAGTTGAGAGCGCCGCAGCGGATCTTCCTCGCTAGAGAGGACGATGCTTGCGTGATTGTCGAGTCTGTTGAGTAACTCCTGGTGGTCTTTGAGACTCTCCGGAATCGTCCCTAAGCTGTTTGATGCGTTTGGTGTAGTGACCATCCTTGGCCTTGTGCGGTGAAAAAAAGTCTTTGTCCGTGTAAACACCAAGCCGCTCAAGTTCGCGGAATGCTGTTAACTCATCACTTGATTTGAAGGGGTGTTCTTTGTCCCAAACATCGAGAGCACGATCAGAACGCTCCTTCTGTGTTTTGCTGTAATAACTGACCAAGGCTAGGTCGTCGTCGTATTCAGCCTGAAGACAATATGGGATCCACTGAAGGAGATCAAAGGATCGCTCTTCAATATCAGGATTAGTCACGCGCCAAGGGCTCAGGCTCTGACGCTAGAGCTCTTTGCAGTAGCAGGTTGACCCAACCAGTGCGAGTGACGCCGATTGGTTTTTTGCGGTCAACTTCCGCGAGGACTCTGTAGTCAACGCGAACGACGCTAGCGGCGATTGGTTCAGGATGTGGCACGTTTTGGGCTTGATTTGCGAGCAGAGTGTGCCCATAGTGAGCCAGAATTGCAACCCCCTTTTGCTCGACCCGATTCCCGGCCTGCGCTTTTACGAGGACCAGCACCGCTACAGGTGGCGCGACGACTGGGTTCTGAATAATGTTTCAGACGTGTTAAGCGATGAATTAACGCCGTTCGCTAAGGCACAGATCGAGAAGTACAAGCACGGACCTGATGGGTGGCTTGTTAGAGGCGAAACGATTCACCGCAGCCTTGAGCGTTACCTCAAAGGCGATGTCGATATGCACGACGACAAGTGGAGCGACTGGATCGATCCGCTCCTAAGCGATTCGTTGTTTCAAGGCATCGAAACGCTGGCGACCGAATACCGCGTCGTTGATCGATACAACAGCGTCGCTGGCAGCTTTGACTTTCTGCTGCGTCACAAGGACGACCCGAGCTTTGTGATCCTGGGCGACCTCAAGACAGTCAGCAGCAAGAAAGCTGTTTCAGGCCGCAAGCCTGCAACTGCTCAGCTTGGTGCATATGCGAAATTTTTAGGCCAGTGGCAAACCAAAATCGCGGTGACGCAGTGCGTGACGGTTGTGTCAGGCCCTGAAAAATGCAAGGTCATCACGCAAGACCCGTGCGATTGCATCGACGCATGGGAGGAAGCCTGGGGTCGATTCCAAGCCAAACAAGCCGCCTACGACTTTTAAGCCAATGCCTTTCAGTATCGCTGCACCGCCTTGCCCGAAATGTGGAGGGTCAACAAAGGTGGTCAACAACTTCAACACAGAGAATTCTGAGGAAATCGTGAGAAGGCGCAAGTGCAATGACTGCGGCCATCGTTGGTACACGATTCAAGAACGCGAGCGGCCCTTGGATTCGTATCGGATTCGCTGGCGTTCTAAAGACGGCAACAAGCGAATGATTTGGCTACGCAGCCCAATAGTTGCGGACTAGGACCGGCTCACGCACCCGCATCCCTCACTCCTGATCCGCTGCAGGAGACATCTGTGCAATCCTCGAAAGGGTTGTACTGAGGCACCATAGCGATAAAAACGCAGATCCATGGACTGGACAGCGATTTTGAGACAAGCCGGAGTCCCTGAGCCACCTGGCTATCACGAAACGATGGCAAGGATCGACGCGATGCCAAAGCGAAAAAAGAAAAAGCCTAAAAGCAAGAAAAAGAGTTGACACAGGCATACCACCGTGCCATTGTTCCGTGCATGAGTCGTCTACCTCAACCACTCATGACTGATTCAAAAGTCAACTTCGTTCTTTGCTCCGTTCTTGCTGTTTTGTTTGGCGCTGCCTTTTGGTATAGCCTGACTTCTACTCTTGACCAGCAACAGCGTCAGCATTGCGAGCAAGGCTGGCAACGCGCTTGCGACAGTCTCAAGTGAATGTCACGACTGCCGCGCACTGCACGAACCGACGAAATTCTTGATGCAGCTAGAGCTAGAGCTAAGGCTGCATTGAAAGAAGAAAACCCTAAGCTGACTGCGCTTGAAAAAGGTTTCTATGAAGCCTACAAGCGAAATCGATAATGCTGGGCGGCTTGCGCGTAAGTCCCAGTCACTTTCCCCCTTGTTTCATGAAATCCGTTTCCATCAATCTCGACCAAGATCGTGCTGCAAAGCTGCAGGCAATTTCTGATTCAACCGCTGGTCATTCCTCGCAAGTTTTTGTTGCTGGGCAGACCTTCCAAGTTGAGCAACGTAAGATTTCTGCGTCTGCTATTGCCGTTGGCTTGTTGAATGCAGCAATCGACACCGCACACGCCCAGCTCTGATTCGTTTACGTTTACCGTTCTCGGCAAGCCTGCTCCACAAGGCAGCAAGCGTCATGTCGGCAAAGGCGTCATGGTTGAATCCTCCAAGAGGTGCAAGCCATGGCGTCAAGACGTAAGACACACCGCCATGGAGTTGCTTCCCGATGGCTGGTATGCCAATATGGGTGGCGCAATCCTGCTATCGACCACATTCGTTTTTGCTCGTCCTAAAAACCATTTCAGGACAAACGGAGAACTCAAACCTAATGCGCCAAAACACTGCACTGGTCGCATTGGTGATGTCTCAAAACTTGTACGCGCTGTTGAAGATGCCATGACAGGCATTGTTTACAACGACGACGCACAGATCATCAGCCTCATTGCTCATCGACGCTTTGCCAATGACAGAGAACAACCCTGCGCCATCATCACCGTCACAGCTGTTTCCTAATCTTGGAAATGTCATCACGACTGATGACGTAAGCCAAAAAGGAACAGGCAGCTACAAGGCTGATTATGTGAACTGGTGCCGGACTATGCACCTGCTCCACGAACATGCCCCTGGCTGGCAGTTTCATTTACATCTTGACGTGACACTCGGCGGTCACGTCTGGAAAGCACCTAACGGCACTGCGTACGTCGTTGGCTATTTCACCGGGCCTGACGGTCAACGCACGCCTGATTTCCCTCAGGCAATCATGGACAACCGCAACAACGCGATTGCCTATGACAAGGTGAGCGCACGCGATCTGACAGACAGTCACCGCCGCTGTCTCTGCACGGCTGCTGCTGCCCAATTCGGATTGGCTTGGCAGTTGTGGGCACGCGAGGAAGTCGAGAATCCTCACCGTGAAGCTGCACAGCCAGCAGCGCCTGCAGCCAAAATCAAAGGCGTTTCTGATGCTGACCAACCACTCGGCAAAGAAGAACGTGAAACCTGCCTTGGTCTGATTAAGGAATTAAAGCAGGACAAGCTTGCCTCGTTTCTTGAAGACTTTCGACGGAGTTTTGGTTTAGAAAAGGACGCTAAAGTTGCACCGGCCCTGACTAGCAAAAAGCATCAAGACTGGATGAATGCCAACATGGCTAAGTATGTCTGACGACAATCAATCGATTGACCTAACGCGCTTAGCAGAGATCAAGCGCGAGCAAGAGGCGAAACGTCGCCATCGTCATTTTCAAGTTCGGCTAGATGAATCTCTAGCCAGTCAACTTCGGCACTATGCTGACCAGCGCCATAACGGTGTTGTCAACATGGCGCTAATGACCATCATCTCTAAATTCTTCAACGGCAAATGACTGATCGCGCACCTGATGCCTTCACCGTGTGGGGGAACTTTAACAAGGATCAAAAGAAAGACGGTCATTACTGGGCCGCTATGGAAGTGCCTGTTGAAGAGCTGAAGAAGCTTTTTGAATGGGCCAAGACTGCTAATCGCGTTCAAAACCAAAAGGGTGATGACTGCGTTCAGCTACGTGCAAATCTGATGCCGCGTCAAAGCAAGGCTGGCAACGATTATCTGCTGATGGCACTAAGTGACGCTAAGCCACGTCCTGTTGAAACAGCAAACGAAGATGCGCCGTTTTAAGCTGCGGAAAGATCGGCTATCAGGAGGCGTACGCAACGCCTCTTTTTTTATGGATCCACCAAAAATGCAAAAGGTCAAGCGTCATGGCATCGAAGAATGGCAGGTCGAATATGCAGGCATGACCCGTTACTTCTTTCACGACTGGAAAGCAAAGTGGCACTACGAATCGTGCTTGCGACTCTATCGCTCAAAGGTCAGCCATTGATTCGTCGATAGACGCGATGTGATGCACGGCCTGTCTCAAAAGCTTGCCTTGATGCCAATTCTGCTTCATCAGGTTGATGCAGAGCTCTTTGAGTTTGTCGTAATCACGGCAACCTTGAATTTCCCTTACACAAGTCTCTTGCTGAAGTTCTTCCTCAAGAGTCAGGCTGATCACCATCCAGTCCATTGGAATTCCTCAGTGACTGCAAAATGCGACGTTCAGAGACGTAAGGCTCTTTCGCTCGCTTGTAGTCACCGATAGCAGGAATCAACCAATCCTGCACTGGCAAACAATACTGCCAGTTGACAGGCTGGAGACAGCCGATAACGACTGTCACCCAGAATGCGTGCAAGTAAGTCCAGACGGCGTAAAGGTTCACGCCACGTTTGGCATCACTCGCAGGTGGTTGTTGTAGTGCCCAGTCTCTGCGTAACTTTTCAATGGCACGTTGGACATGACGTGAAACACCATCTGTCCAATCTTCAGCCCAGGAAACAAAGGCAACGCGTGATGCACTCTTTCGTTCTTCAACTCAAGTGTCAGTCGGCTTCCGTGCCAACCTGGATCGCACCAGCCAGCAAGCAAGTGATTAAGACCAGATCGTGCGCGGCTTGATTTGAGTACAAATTGACAGCTGATGTCGTCGGGTAAGTTAAATAGCTCAAGTGTCTCAGCCAAGCAAAACTCGCCGGACTGAAGCAAGAACGGGTCATCCTCTGTCCTGTGCGAAATGTCAACACGCACAAGCTCGGGGCTATAGATGCTTTCGACCATCAGATGGTCACCAAGCAACACATCCAGGCTCGCAGGATTTAATAGCTCTGGATTGAAAGGAACCACCATCTCGCTTTTCTCGCAGCGAGCGCGGATCTCCCAATCGCACAGAACTGCCATACCACCAAGCGAAAAACCTACCCTACTGCTCATCTACAAGAATCACCCATCCTTTCTGCGGTCCATCGACTGACCACCTAGGGCGAAACTGAGCTTGCCTCACACGAATATTGCGCCCCAAGTGCGGATTACCATGATCGCCTTTTTCAAAATCAGGTAAGCCGCGAGGGTCTTGCATGATCCATTCTGGATCAGCACTTCGCTTGCCTGCATAACCACTGATCACACTCCAATGACCGCATCCATTCCCGTTACATGCAGGCGCGTTAATAGGCCCTTGATGCAGCCAACCAACTAAAACAGGGCGACCCATTTCAATCTCAATTTCGACCATAGCGGCATCACCATCTTTCCTGAATTCAGCAGTAAGGCCCAAGCTTTCTAGCGCCTTGATCTGTGCGTCAACTGATGTTGTGTCACCGTATCTGGCTCTAATGCGATTGTATTCATCGTCTGTAGCGACCTTGCCCCAATAAGCCGCAACCATTGCAGCGGCTGAACTAAAGCACTCTCTATATCCCATCCCAGTGACGTTATCAAACTGAGCGAAGTACGGCATTCGCACTTCTTGGTCAATGCCGCTTTCTTTCCATGCTTCAAACCAAGCAGCATCCTCCTCTAGCAATTCACGCGGCAGCTTTTCCTCAAGCTCCTTTACTGCCGCAAGTTGATGCGGTGTGCCACGAAACCACTGAAAAAAAGGAAGCAGGCTCAAGCCCATCGCCAGTACGAGCAAAACCAAGTTGATCATGCCCGAAATCCAGCCCCTCAGCGATACTTCGTGTCTATTTCTCGACCCTTGTTGCAGGGAACAAATTCGCCTTCACAAAGTCCACCACCTTGTCGTCAACGGTGTTGTCTGTGGTTTTGCAGTAAGCCTCCAAAAGCTCTACCACTAGACGCTTCACGCCATCTGACTGCAAAAATCTGAGCAGGATCGGACGAATTAAAAACAGCATTAGAGCAATGCAACTAGCAAAAGTCTAGTTCCGGTCGGTATGTCCTTCCAACCGCGCCACAGAACGCTCCAATTCATTCAATCTTGCAAACACTTCCATGTCTTTTGTTTTAATGTCGTTGTGCAGAATATCAAGCCTACTGCTTAAGTTATCAACTGAAGCTGTTAGTCGTACCAATGACTCGCGACTGGTTTGAGTCTGACGATTCAAACCGGATACTCCAACGCCAGCGACAGTGATTGACGCACCAGCAACAGCGGCCCAGACTTCAATCATGACCGCCTCCTAACTCTCAACCATCATGGCAGAGACTAAAGAAACGCCAAGCCAAGAGCAAGAGGATGCAAACTCACGCCTAGGCGATGTCGTCAAGATTGTGCTGCTCGGCTGGTCAATGGCAATTTTGACCGCTAATTACCTCGGAGTGTTTAAGCAGTCGCTTGATCCGACCTATCCAGCATCAATCCTCTCTGGTACTGCGGCATCATTTGGGCTGGCAGTCGGAAGCAATAGAAAGAAAAAAGAGGAGACTACAATTAAAGAGCAGCAGTCCGTCACCAAGCCAAAATGAAGCGCCTTGCATTTGTTTTCGGCATCACATTGTTAGCCGCTCCAGCACACGCTGACATCACGCATAAAATTCAATCAAGCGTTTCTCTTTCTGTAGATGGCGCAGGATCTGTCGCGGCGCGAATTCCGTCTACATATTCGCTATCTGGCAATAACATCTCTGTGGACTCTGGCGGTAGTCTTAGCGCCCTCACTGCCGGTTCTGCTGTTGGCTACACTCCTGCCTCTCTTAGTGTTGTCACTGCTGGCGACGCTTTTAGCTATACAGAGTCATTCATCGAGGGTGACGCAACTCCGTCAGCGACAACAGTTGCGTCGGGAGTAGTTGGCTCATTGCCAATGCTGGGTTCAACAACCACGACTTCTGGCGGTTATGCGGACAGTCTTGCTGGATCCATAAAAACGAGCGGCGCAATTACACTCACTGCTGGTGGCGCAGGCACGCACGCTGTGGGTCAGGTTATTCAAGAACTGACGATTAAATGATCCTTTTGCTGCTTTTGCTGATTGCAGCTCCAGCAGCTGCCGTGCCGGTTGTCCCTAACTTTCAACAAGGTGTGTTGTCATCGACGACAACCACCAAGACGAAAGTGACGGAAGTTATTAACTCGTACGAATACCGTACGGGTTATGAATACTCTGTCAGCGGCACTAACATCCAACCGTCTGGGCCTATTGCGCCAATGGGCTTGACGCATTCCACTAATACATTGGAAGGTGTCACCAGCAAATGGACCAGCGTTGATGCTGCTACAAAACCAACTTGGAGCATCGTCAACGCAGGCGAGGCGATGCAGTTTGTTGAAACCCTGCAAGGCCCAGGCTTGGTAAACCATACAATCATTGACCGCACGACTGACATTGAATCCATTACCGAAACGACCAGCACCTTTACCCAATGAAGCGAGTCGTTGCAGCACTTTTACTGCTTGCCACACCATCCCAAGCGCAAGTTTCAAGCACTGCTGCCCCAGTTGCTAACAGCTCTGGGTCGGTGACTAACCAGGCTGTACAGGTAGTGCCCGCAAGGCAATTTAGTAACACCTATGGCGGTGGCATCAGCTGTCAGGGTGCCACACTAAATATCAACCCTTTTATCAGCAGCACAACAAGCTGGGCACAACCGTACGAGTCCTATTACAACGAGCCTGTTTATGACACTCTCGATCTCGTTGGCGCGTTTGATCCGGAAGGTAATCCCATCCCCGATGGCGTCCCGGATAATCCGGGCAATGTCCTCTTCTATAAACCTATTCGCACAGGTCAGAAGACAAATCTATCGATCAATGGCGGTATCACTGCCACGGTTTCTATTCCGCTTGACCGTTCTCATGTCAAAGCCTGTAGGGCTGCAGCGGAAAAACAAGTCGCGCTCTTAGACGCTCAGCTGGCTGACAAACGCCTCAACTACGAGATCGCGAGGCTCAAAAACTGCGCGGAGCTGATGCAAAAAGGCATCATGTTTCACCCAGACTCGCCATACGCTGCAATTTGTGCTGACGTAGTTTTAACCAATCCGCCAGGCGTCATACCGTCACACAAGCACTCAATTCCTACTGCCTCAGCATCCGTTGATTCTGCCGACGTTCAAACACAGACTCAATCTCACCAGCACGACCAAAACGCTTCTTGATTTTCTTGATTGTCTGTTTCACCGCAGGCTTGATGATCTTGAGCAAATAATCGCCTAGCGGTTTGACCATGATTGCTGATGTCGTCGCCGCCGCTGCAATCGCCGTAGTCGTAACAACGACAGGCGCACCAGGAAGATAGTTGCTGACAATGGCTGGTAAAGGCAACGGCTCGTATTCCGTCTCACACTTGCCATCGACCATCTTGTAACCAACGATAACGGCAGTTTGCGATTTGTTTTTCGCACCTAAAGGAATTGCGTCAGGTGGAGGACATGGCAAAATCGTGTCTAAGTTTGGAACGTTGGTTGCTTCACCAGGAACTAACGGGAGAGGGTTCGTCGGCTGATTCGCCACATCAGCCGATTTTTTTGTGTCACCATCAACAGCTGGTGGCTTTAACGTTCCATATGTCAGTGTCCCAGGCGTAAAATCCAACGGACGATATGAAGGCATCGTTCCATCACAGACCACCAAAGTACCTCGCGGATCATTTTCATAAATCTCGGGATTCCCTGGCTGCGTGTTGCGCGTCTCGACACAGCCTGGTATCTCCGCGATTGGAAACCCAAGCTGTAACGTGATTGGTGGTGCATTTGGAATGCTTTGCGGTGGGATACTCTGCCAAGCTGGAATCTCCGGCACTTCAATCGTCCTAATACCAATCTCTGGAATCTGAGGCATGAAATCAGAACGTTTTACTGCCGGTGAGCTTTGGATTGAACGTAATCGAATGCGTGAAGGCCCTCCTGTTGTTTATACAGTCATGAGTGGTCACATATCCAGACTATTCACTGACCACAAGCAAATCCTCAAATTTATACGCTGGCCAAAAGGCACACCAACTGGTGACGCCTTACGCGAATGGCTCGCATCTTTTGATCAAAAACAAAAGCCTGCCACGCCAAAGCTAGACATGGCAAAAGTTAAAGCTGAAGGGTTCGGACCAGAAGCACACAGCGATGACGATGATCCAACAGCTAACACCAAAATGATCACCTAGTGAGTCATCCTGATGATGGCGCGATCTAAGTACCAAGATGCCTTCTGTAGGTCTTGGCGCGGGTTTTCCTTATACCAAGCACGCAGCAAGTATTTCAGCGTCTGACCGACCAGATAGCCAACAACTGGTTCGGGTGCTCCAGCAACAACATCCTCAATCACTTCAATCGCTTCAATGCGACCTTGGGTGTAATGGGACGGTGAGTGAACCGAATGATCCATCTAGCTAAAACGGCAAGCCTGTTTCAGTCGGAAGTTTAGGCATTGCCTCGTCAATTTTTTCTGGCATAAGTTCGGTAACTTTGCTGGTCACCTCCTTTGTCAGCTGATTTATGTATCTGTCCGTAATGGTTGGAATGCGTGTGTAAAAAAACAGCGTGCCGCCAAACATCACTGAGGACATTGCAAACGATGCCAGTGACAGGACGTTGAAAAAGGTTTGCATAATAAAAAACCCCCCTTGCTGTGTGAGACCAAGGGAGGTGCGCTCTGCAGTTTTAAATTAGCTCAGAAGCTGTACTTCGCGCCAATCTTGGTGCCAAAGCTCGGATCATCGTCAGTGGTGACGAAGCTCAGCTCACCGTAAATGCCGAAGTTTTCAGTGGTCTGAATGTTGCCACCAACTTTGCCAGACAGCTCAAACTCAGAATCTTCACCTTGAGGTGAAATCAGAGCAGGACCACCCTGTGCATAGAAGCTGTAGACACCATCGCCACCTTCGTAGCCAACGTGGAAATCAGTGGCAGAGCCAACGTAATCACCACCGGAATAACCACCGTTATTCTCGACGTTGACGTACGGTCCGGCGAGTGCAGGAGATGCCAGCACAGCTGCCATACCGATGACACCAAAAACACGCTTGATCATTGGAAGAGTTAAAAGCGTTTTCAACAACCACGCTACCTTCGCGGGACGTGGGACGGTTCGGAATAGTGTCCATAAGAAAACCTGCTGATCAATGACCAGCAGGCTTATGTTGACTAAATCAGAACGTACCGCAATCGATGGTTACGCCAGACAGCGTGCCACCAGTGATGCTGACGTTGTTAGCAGCTTGAGTGGCGATTGTGCCAAGACCAAGGCTAGTGCGAGCAGTCGAACCAGACTCAACGGTGAAGCTGCTGCCGTTGCCAACGATGAAGTTGCCATCGCTGGTAGACAGTGAACCAATGGTTGCAAGGCTTGCGTTGTAAGCCTGAACATCAGAACCGATTGCAACACCAAGGGTTGTCCGTGCATCAGATGCGCTGGAGTCATCCAGCAGCGTGCGAGCGTAGGAACTCAGATCGGTGAGATCAGCAGTGCCAGAACCGGTGAAGTAAGCAAGCTTGTTTGCAGCACTGGTCAGGCCAGCAAGTGCAGCAAGCTCAGCATCGTATGCCTGAACATCAGTGCCGATGGCAAGACCAAGAGTGGTGCGCTGTGCAGAAGCATCAGCATCATCCAACAGTGCTCGACCTGCTGAAGTCAGGTCAAAAGTTGCAGCAGAGTTGGCGGTATCGAAGTAGATACCTTTGTTGGCAGCCTGAGTCAGACCAGACAGATCGTCGAGCACATCACCATGTGCCTGGACATCACTGCCGATTGCAACACCCAGATTGGTGCGTGCAGCAGAAGCAGAAGTTCCGCCAGTACCACCATCGCTGATTGCAAGGGTGCCGGTGATGCTTGATGCACCAAGGTCAACAGCAAGTTCGCTGGACTCGATAACAAGACCACCGTTTGCCTTGGCATCGATGCTCAGTTCAGAGCCTGACTTCTGAATACCATCACCACCAGTGATGTTGCCTGCACCAGAAAACTGACTGAAGCTCAGAGCAGTGGTGCCAACAGTGATGCTGCCGTTGGTGGTCAGGCTGAAACCTGCATCGCCATTGACAGTGCCTTCTTCAACGAAGGTGAACAGGCCAGCGGTAACTTCGCTGTCAGCATCAGCATCAGCGGCACGACTCCAGCCGCTAGAGGCAACAACGTAGATGCCGTTTTCGCTGCCGGTAGTCTGGTTTTTAACCAGGACACGATCACCAACGCTCAGCGCAACACCATCAACGGTCTGTGTTCCAGACAGTGTGATGTTTGCAGTCGTTGCAGCCTTGACTGAATCTTTGACGTCAAGACCTTGCTGAGCAGCGTCTACATATCCTTTGGTAGCAGCATCAGATGCAGCAGTTGGAGTAGCCAGATTGGTAATCTTCTGACTGTTGAGATCCACCGAAGCGGTGGGGTTTGCCATCTCATCCAGACGATTTGCCTGAACGGTGCTATCAAAATCGCTGACCTTAGATGCAGTCAGTGAAGGGATGTCAGATGCAACCAGTGCGGTGATTGCGGTGACACGACCCTTCGCGTCAACAGTGACACCAGAAGTCGTACCGGCAGTAACACCACTATTGGCAAGCGTCAGGCTGATAGAAGTGGTGCCTGAGCCAGAAGCATCACCAGAAATGGTGATTGACTCGTTGCCGGTGATGAAGCCTTCACCCTGCACATAGGCAGTGGTTGCAACGCTTGTGCTGTCATCGCCACCGCTAGGGGTCGATGCAGTTGCAGAACTACCAAGTGCAACAGTACCACTGAAGGTCTTGTTGCCAGTAACAGTTTGCGTGCCACTTAGGCCAACAAATGCACCGGAACCACCGATAGCTTCAATGGTGGTTGCGCTACCACCAGCGCCACCAGTGCCAACACCAATGAACAGCTCTTTTGATACTTCATTAAACGCGAGTTCCGCGTTTTCCAGTGAAGATGGTGCGCCAGCAGCGCCTGTAGAGCGGCGCTTAATCCGAATTGTGTTTGACATGACTCAGGATGATGGTCTTTGTGGGCAAAAAGATGGTGATCAAAATGACCCACCATCCGTCAAGGTGTCTGCTGTATAGACAGCATCAGCCTTAAAGGTAGCTGCCGCTTGGTCGTAATAAATCACAGATTTGTCTACCTTTGCGTCTTGCTCTAACTCAAAGTCGCCTGGAGGGCCTTGCGGTCCAGCAGTTGTGGCCGTAACAGTCTTAACAGCACCGTTAGACGTGACTGTGACTTTGTTCTGCTGAGTTGTGACGTTAACTGATGTCATCTTGTATAAGACTGGTCAACGGTGATAATGCCCTCTAAGTAATATTCTTTGATGCCTGAAGAATTTGTCACCAAAACGTCGTAATACAGCGCATCGATAAACTCTGCTGTATCTGTGTCGGCTAGGCTAATTGTGACTTGACCGTTTGTGCGGTTCGTATAAACAACACCAAAATCTGCGTACTTTGTGCTGCGTGCTTTGTTCCATGCTTGCGCCGCAACAGTTGCACCCGTCAGATCGATGGCTTCGTCGTCGCTGTCCTTAAACTGCAGCAACACGCTCCAGTCTGCACCTCGCTGCACCTTGAAGTTATACGTTCCAGGATTGACAGCCATAGGACACCTCCTGTTCTCATCTTAACGGGTCCGGCCTGCCAGACAAAATAGTGACCGCACGTTTATAGAAGTAGGAGTCAGTCTTGCCAGCTGCTTCTAAAGCTTGCTTGACCTTTGCCCAATTCTCAAACGTGCGGCGATCCACTATTTTCCTTGCCCGCGTGACATTTTTTTATTATGTCGAGGCTTGGAATTTTTCCCTTGGCCTTGCCTGGTTTTTTTCGGTTTTCCGATGACAAATATGTTGCCGTTAAGCGACTTTGCCATCAGTTCTCATCCATTCCAGGAAACGTTGGATGATGAGTGATGTGCAGCCCTGTGTATGTACCGTGCTGCGGATGTTCCCGCTTGTCACGGCCTTCGAGGTGATACAGAATTTCTAGCCATTGAACGCGATTATTCATCGCTTCAATGTCTTCTGCGCCAGGCTTGCACGAAATAATTGGATCAGGCCGTTTCATCAGGCGCTCCAAGGAGTACCAGAACCTTTAGTAGGAGTGCGCTGTTCAGTCAATTGAGCCTGAAGTGCATCTTGAATTTCGGTGACTTTCTCGTCACCACCAAGAGCAGCTTTGACCCACTCGATGACTTGAGCTTCGGTCAAGTCGGCATACGAAATGAGGCTTTCGGGACGCTCCAGCCCAACGCTTCCGTAAGCTCCTGCAGAGTAGGTGTCGTCTGCAGCAGTCACGGTGTAGTGAACAGTGCTGACGTAACCATCGGAAAGCTCCCGATCAAGCGTATTAACGGCCCAGGTGTAAGTGGTGGCCATGATGAAAATGGGTTACAGGGGTGAGTGTAAAAGAAAAGCCCCGTGATGTCACGGGGCCGAATGTAGGGTTCTTACGCCGGTTTGCCAAACTATCCAGCTTCTAATGCGGCGACCTTCGCTTCGAGGGTTTCGATGCGATCCATTGCTTCTTGAAGTGCTTTTACAGCCTTCATGTAAAGCACAGAGTAGTTGACGCTCTTGGTTGTAGTGCCGAGGTCGTTACCTTCGTCGTCAGTGTCAGATGATTCAGTGACAAGACCAGGCGATACGGTTTCAACTTCTTGAGCGACAACACCGATTTGAGTGTGTGTTTGCCCTTCAGTAAAGTTGTAATTACGAACGCGGAGATCTTTGATGTCGTTCCACTGAGAAGAAGCATCAACGATGTTTTCTTTCAGCTTGGCGTCAGAGATTGCGGCATAAGAATTGTTGGTATTTTGAACGTTACCGTTAGTAAAAATACGAAAAGATTCTGTTCCCGTTCCAACAGCTGTGGCGGAGTACCTGCATGATACAAATCGACTAGACGTGCCTGCACTGGTGCTATGACTGATGGTGTATTGAGGATCACTTGTTGAGTCTGCATAAATCTGGATTGCACCATTGTTTTTAATCCTCATCCGCTCGGTTGGTGATGACGCACCATCAGCAGTAGTCGCCAGAACAATGCGACCTGGCATGTCGTTTGTGCCAGGTGTGCCATCTACTTCAGCCTTGATTTCAGCTGCTCTACTGTTTAGATCAGTGCCGTCAGCACCTTGGAAAAATACGCTACCAAGAACATCTCCAGATTGAACTATAGTTTCACTGCCATTTGCGGTTCCACGGGATCTAGCAAAATAAAAGCCAGGTCCATTTGCATTCGTGCTGTTGTTTGACACTGCAGAATATCGAGCAGCGCCGCTGCCAATGCCCTCTAACTGAATTTCAGCGCCTTCGAGTTCAGTACGCGCACTACTGGTCCCCACCAACAACCGCCCAGAGCTGTCGATACGCATCTGCTCAACAGCATTACCATGGAATATATGAGCGAAGGCTTCATACTTAGCGTTTGCCCATCTTGTGTTATTACCGCCAGTAAATCTTATTGAGTTAGTAGCATCTCCATTATCGCTCGCGCCACCAGTAGTGGCCAAGTGTAATGAAGTATCAGTTGTTCCTGTTGTTAAAACTGAAAGCTTATAAGCAGGTGCCGTGTTTCCGATGCCAACCCGCCCAGAGCTGTCGATAGCCATCCTGGCGCTAGAACTTCCAGCATAGTTTGCGTAAAACTTAAGGCTGTCGCTGTTGTGCTCGTATTGAATAATTCCTTGATAGTTTTGGGTTCCACTGGTCCCATCTGCAAAATATATCGCCGCAGCATTTGCGTTGCCACTTCTGATGGTTATTCCAGTATTTCCAGAGCCTGCAATGGTCAGATCATCAGCTTCGGCATTTCCTGCAGTCGTCGTCCCCACCAACAACCGCCCAGAGGCGTCAATACGCATCTGCTCGATGGTATTATTGCGCTTGAAAATATGCCCACCACTATCCACACTGTTGTAGATATTTGCACCAGTCGAAGCAGCATCGTGGTCTATTGAGCCGTAATAAGTGGTATTAGACCCGAATCGAATTTCACCAGTTGCGTGTAACTTTGATCCAGGCGACGTGGTGCCGATGCCGACATTGCCACTGCTGTCGATGCGTAGGCGCTCGGACAGTGCATTTGAGGTCTGCGTGAATAAAGCCAAGCCACCTGCGCCATTACCTGAAGATTGAATTGCTGCGCCGTGATTAGAAGTATTGCTAAGGAAAATTGTTGCTGAACCAGTGGAGTTAGTTCTTTTGAATAAAGCAGTATCAAAGTCGGCTGAATCAACTTGGAGTTTCTTGCCAGGCGAAGTGGTGCCAATGCCAACTCTGCCAGAGCTGTCGATACGTAGGCGCTCGGTTGCACCAGTAGCAAAGCGCATGTAGTCATCACCATGCTTGTACTCCAGATAGCCTGCATAACGACCAGCTCCACTTGTTGCATCGCCGAAATATAAAGCGCCAAAGCCAGTGGTTGACGAAAGAAAGTTTATTTCTGAGCTGCCAGAAGAGTTGTGAACACTTAAAGTATTTGCTCCAGTAATTGAATAAGGCGAAGACGTTCCCACACCCAACCGCCCAGAGCTGTCAATACGTAGGCGCTCTGCAAATGTTGCATCTGAATTACTAGTACCACTGCCAAATACAATTCCTCTGTTGAACACAGAGCGAATAAGTGATGTACCATCTGCCTGCATCATTAAACGCAAGCCGTCAACATTATTGCGAACACGAACTTCTGAATCAGAAGCAGAGTTCACAAGAACGTCTAAGTTCGCAAGCGGATTGGAGCTGCCAATGCCGACATTGCCAGAGCTGTCGATACGCATCCGCTCGGTTGGTGATGACGCACCATCAGCAGTAGTCGCCAGAACAATGCGACCTGGTTTGTCGCCTGAACCTTGCGCTCCATCAGCTTCTACCCGAATACGAGCGACCTCCTCATTTACGCTTCCTGCATTGGAAAACCACTTAATATCACCAATCAAGTTACCAGTCGAAACAGTTGAATCATTCCTATTTAATACACAAATTGCCCCAGCAGCATTGCTTACCTGTAGCTTGGCTCCAGTATTCCCTGTGATGTCAGAGGTTGCTCCAACCAACAACCGCCCAGAGCTGTCGATGCGTAGGCGTTCTGTGTTACCCACAGCAAAACGCATTGCGCCGCCAGTTCTTAGTGACTCAATCCAGTTATAGTAAGCACCTTGTAAATCAAAACCTAATCGTGCATCGCCTGCTGTATTAGTGGACATCCGAATCTCTTGACTGCTAGTGCCAAAAGTATTCAGAACAGTTGCAGGGCTCGCGGTGCCGATACCGACGTTGCCTGAGCTGTCGATTCGTAGGCGCTCGGTATCTTGCGTACCAAAAGCAAGTGAATCGCCAGTACCTGTACTGAAAATGTCAATAATACCTGACCTGTCATTGTCAATAAAAAGATTATTGGTCGGACCAATAAATCTGGCTAAAGTACCATCGCCCGAAGTGTTGCTTACTGAAAGAAGCCTGTCAGGCGACGTGGTGCCGATGCCGACGTTGCCTGCATTCGTAAAGCGTACTTTTTCTTGTCCAGCATTATTGCTGAACACCATGTCAGGAGTAGAGGCGTTTGTAGCTCCAATATAGAAATTACCGTTAGGAGCTAATGATTCACGATTTCTTACGCCAACAGAGTAAGTTTCGCTATTGCCTGTAAACAATGCCCTACCACCGCGAGCATCAATTAGGTGAGCAGGCGACGTCGTTCCAATACCAACCCGTCCAGAGCTGTCGATGCGCAGGCGCTCGGTTCCCACCGTTCCAAACCGTAATACAGAACTTGCGGCGTTAGCAACGATAAAAGGTGATGTAGTTGTAGAAAAGACTTGATTGCCTGTCAGGTTTATACTGCCCGCAACATCTAGCTTCTGTCCAGGCGACGAGGTGCCGATACCGACGTTGCCACTGCTGTCGATACGTAGGCGTTCGGCAGCATTTGTAGCTAACCGCAGGTAATTATTAGAGTGGTCGTATTGAATATATCCTCGGAATTCATCATTGCCTGAAGTGCCATCAGAGAAATAAATATTGCCTCTACTTGCTGTGCCGCTGCGAATAGTAACGCCAGTGGTGCCTGTACTTGCAATTGTTAAATCATCAGCAGAAGTCTCGCCTTCGGTCGTTGTGCCAAGAAGCAACCGCCCAGAGCTGTCGATACGTGCGTATTCGCTATCAGCTTCTCCGCCGTAGCCTAAGAACACAAAAGTACCGTTTGTATTTCTGTCTCTAGACCTAAACTCAAACGCACCATCATTGTTTTTGATATACATATCCCGACCGATATTGGTCGAGTCAGTCAGTTTAATTTCAGCTGAACCTGCTGATTCAATATGCAGAATTCGGCCTGGCGACGTGGTGCCGATACCAACATCACCATCAACCTGAAGTCCTGTTCCATTAATAAGCTTCAGGTCAGTACCTGTTTGCCGAGAAACAATCGTCTGTGAACCAGCCTTAACAACAGCAGTCTCAATCAGACCATCCTCAGTACCGTTAGTGACATCTGAGGTTTTACCAGTAATCTTGGCGTAAAGTTGTTTACCGCCAGTGCTGTTTTCACCATCAAAACGAATCTGACCTAAATAATCACCATCAGCAGGTGAGGCGCTATTCCGATACAAAGAAAACTCAGGGCCAGCTGAAGAATCAGCGGCCGTACTTTCAACAGTAACATTACCAGAACTATCAACAACCGTTCCAGATGCACTGCGCCATGCACTGCCATCATAAATCTTCAGCGCATAAACACTGCCGCTTGTATCTAGCCACGCTTCACCAGCACTGTGGCCAGTAGAACCACCAGTTGCAGGACTACTGTTAGGCGCACTTGTGCCAATAAAAATAGGTCCAATCTTTCTAATATCCCCGCCTGCATCCTTAAAAAACAGCCCAGGGTTCGTAGCATTCGTGTTGACAGCCAACTGGCCATCAGACATCGCAGCAGCAGTAGGACGCTTGTTAGCGGTGCTGGAACGCAGGTGCTGAATTGTCATCCTTAACGCCTATTGCTAGGCCGGAAATTACTCCACCACTTTACGAGACTCAATAGGTGCCGTCATCAAAGCCTATGGCTCGTATGTTTTCTATAGTCACCTTCTTAGTCTGATCGTTCAACGTATCGACAATCGGCATCACGTCAGTATTCTGCGGCGAGACCAGCTCAGTTAGTTCAGAAATTTTGGCGTTGGCCATGAGCTGCTCAGCCTCCTGACAATGTTACTGCGATCATGACCACGTAGAAATAGCCACCCGTTTCCAAGTATTCGTAGCCGTGCAGATATAAATGTAGTTCGCATCCCATGCAACTTCACCTGCCGTACCTGTAGCCGTAGCTGATGACGGCGTATGCGTTGGCAAAACTGGGCGACTGCCAAGCGTGACGTTTGCTGCTGTAATCGCAGCCATGCTTGTCAACGTGCCAGCAGACTGAACCTTTAGGTCGAGCTTGCCATCTTCAGTAGTGTCACTGGCATCAACAATGCTGGCTGAGATGGTGCCGAACAGAATCTGCTCAGGTGTTGCCGCATCATTATTCCCTTGGAAATTGATGCTGCTCAAAACATCAGCATCTTGACCTGAAACACTGCTGCCACGGTGGTGATACAGCGTGATGTCAGCAGCACTGACAGCAACAGCTTCTGCAGACTCAATAAACAAGCCAGTGTTTGCTACTGACTCGGTGATGTGCAGCGGATGTTCAGGGTCAATCTCGTTGACGCCTACCTTGTCACTCTTGATCGTGATGCGTGCTGCTGTCGTACCAGCTGCAGCCGTCATCAGATTCAGCGTGCCATCCTCACTGCCATCAGTCGTGTCAACAATCTTGCTAACGATCTGCCCGTAAGCAATGTCTTCGCTTGCAGCATTGACACCACGGAACTCAAGGTTGCCAAGGTTGTCATCAGCAGCAGGTGACGCAGAATTGCGATACAACACCACGTCAGGCGCAGTATCTAAGCCAGCATCACTATTTTCAATGATGACCTGATCAGTAGTGTCAGTGGAAAACAGATGCAACTGAGCAGCAGCTGTGCCAGCACCAACCTGAAAACCTGCAGTCGTAAATTTGGCAACGAAAGCATCGTTTGCGCTAACGGCAATTTCATTGGTGCCGCTGCGGTAAAAACCAGTCAGGTTGACATCACTGACAAAACCGATCGACGGTGCAGTAACTGACCCGTCAGGTGCAGTCTTGTGCAGCGTGCCAACAGAAAACTGCTTGTTTTTATCAGCGTTATCAGCCTCACTGACATCAACAACAACAAATAAGTCGTTGCTGTCAGGCGTCGTCAGTGCAGCAAGCTGTGAGATCTTCCGATCAGCCATCAACCAGCCTCCAGAGTCTCAACGCGTGTACGCAGAGCATCAATTTCAGCGAATGCTTCCTGCAGTGCAGCGGTCAGCAGCGGTACTAACTTGGACTGATCAATCTGCTGATACTTTGGGCTGCCGTCCTCAAAGGTTTCATCCCTAACGCCAGTAATGGCCTCAGGCACAACCGTTTGAGCCTCATGTGCCAAAAAACCGTCTACGGTTTGACTAGGATCAGATATAAAATTAAAGCGATATGTTCTCAGGTTATTTACTCGCGCTTTTGCGCCAGTCAGGCTAACAACGTTTTCTTTTAGCCTGTAATCAGACGTCGTGTTGTAAGCAATGCTCGATCCATTGTTGATAATGGATGCAATAAAACTGCCATTATAGTTAAAGTTAATCATCGCACCCGTAGTGTTCATCCTATTGAGCGTCATCGGCCGCTTGGCATACGTCCCGACGTGAACAACGCCGTCAGAAGCCACTAAGAAGCCTTGAGCCGCTGAACTGTTATTTCCGTTGGTTGGATTTGTTGATCCAGTCGCGGCAGATCCAATAACAAAAGAATTAGTCTGCGTGCCTATCGTTCGACCAATAACGCCATAAGTGCTTCCGTTTCGAGCAATTCCAATAACATCGTTGGCGTATTCGTAAAAACCTGTGTTTGTTTCACCGGTAAAGTAAATCGACGGCGCACTGGCTGAACCCGCAGGAAGAATTACCTTTCCGTCAGTAGTCCTAAGGTCAACGTATCCGCTGTTCGCAGAATTTCTAATCTTGATAACATTCGACGAAGTGTCTACCCAGCTTTGATACGCGTAAGTCGTAGAAGGCTGCGTTGAGCCACTGTGATTCGTAAAGGCAGCAGCCAGCTGTGTATTGATGTCAGCCCTTACCGCTGAACCACTACCGTTTGCAACGACGCCATCTGCCTGGGCCATTAGGAAGCCTCGCGTGTGCCATATCCCACTGCAGTATAACTGAACCGCCGATTTATCAACTCGTCACCATCAAAGGTGCCTTTGAAGGTAATCGTAAAGCCTGTTGCAGTTGGCTCTGTCATTACAAAGTAATCCTCAGGTTCCATGTCTAACGCAGTAATGCCAACCGATACGCTGGTATCACTGTCAACGTAAAACGCTTTATCGAAGGTCACAGCTTTTGCGCCAAATCCAGAGTCAATTACTGCACTATTTTCTGTGCGCCGCTCAAGCTGGAAAGTGACGCCAAGCTCGTCAACAATCGGCGTCTGATCATTTCGGTCAGATGTCAGCACAGCCTTGAACTGGAACGACCTGCCAACAAAGGAGTTGTTTTCAAGCGGTATCCAGTCCTCAAATACCAAGTCTGACTCTTGGCGCATGTCCGCAGAATCCTCGTAAAGGATCTTGTCGCCATCCTCGTTGACAAGCTCTCCCAAGGCTTCACCACTGTCTGACTTGCGGAAATAAACCTGAGCGTTTGTATCGTCAGGGATGTCGCCATCAAAGTCAGACCAAATGTCAATATTCTCTGTCCTATCGTCAATCAGATCGCTTAGGTAAAGACCGCGCTCTGACAAAACACGCTGCATCCTGACGCTATACTTTGCACCTAGATCAACAGTGTTAAAGAAGAAATATTCGCCGCGAAGAACTTGCGCTCCAATAAAATCAAAGCTCGGCAAAGCGTCAACATCTACCGTCAAATCAAAATCACCGTCGCCACTAAGCACTAAGCCGTCATACGTATCGTTGTAGTAAACATTGCTCGACTGACCAGCGAACGCACCAAAATCTGCATCTTCACGGAAAATCTCGTAATTAAGCCTAGGGATAGGATCAGGAACATTGATAATCGCACTGATTGCATTTGCGCTGCGCTGTCCTTGCTCATTCTCAAACTTGATTAAATATTCGCCATTCAAAAGTGGCAGGACAACAGACGTAGTTCGTGCTTCAACCTTTCGCAGCAAGGTGCTGTTCTGCCAGCTACCAGTACCGTCAGTTTTTGATGAATGCTTGATCATCGCGACAAAGCTTTCAATCTTCTGACCGCTAGCTGTTGACGCCCAGCGCAAAATCACTTGATCAACGCCAAAAGCTTCAATCTCTACTTCTTCTGGATCAGGCGGCAAAGTCAAAACAGGCTTGCCGTCAACGTTGTCGCTAAAACCACCAACAGGAATTTCGCGACTGGTTTTAGCAAAATCTGACAGCGTAAAGTTTGGCGCAAGACCTACAGCTTGAACTTCGGCAAATAAAATCTTGCCAGGCTGCATGTTGCTTTGAATTGTTATCGAATTGTCGTTCGTGCTGACATATTGATAGTTACCACCTTCGCCAATCTTGTAGCGAACTTTGAACCCTGAGACAGGCGCGGTAGACCCTCTCTCCCACGCGAACGTAACCTGATTAGTCGTGTTACGACCGTCATCAATCTGCTGAAACAACAGCTGTAAATTGGCTGGCGATGCAGGCTTGCCAGTAATCGATGTCACTCCTTCAAATGACAGCGATGCATCGTCGCCATCGACAATGCTGTAAATCGTGTCAACGTGCCTGACGCCAACAATCGTATAGAGTCCACCGTCTCCTTCTCCTACGGAAAGGCAGCGATATTTACGCAACACATTTGAATCATTCTTGATTGCATAAAGTGCATCGTCAGGAGGCACTTGCGTAAAATCAGAACTAAGCGTGACACGGTTGTTGTTGACGCTGGCAATATCTCGCGTCTCAATAGTGCCGTCCTTCATAATCACTGACAGCTTATTGTTTGAGCCAGAAGGCAGCGTTGCTGTTTGATCAAGATCAACAAAACCAGGACGCGCTCCAACAATTCGACCCGCTAAACGCGTGCCAATCCGCATCTCGTCAGATACCTCAAAGACCTGGCCAGGCAAAACATTTAAGCCTTCAAGGCCAACAGAAAATGTAACAGTGTCGTCGTGCAGCTTCTCTGACTGCATGATCCACTTGCCCATGCGTTGCGCTTGAAACTTCGACGTACAACCAAAGGCAACAACGCTTTTTTCTTGTACGCCAAACTTTTTGATTAGTGCCGTATCTTCAATACAAACAAAATTAGGCTTGTAGAAATCATCAGGATCGTTGTATCGAACACGAACACGCGTGTTACGTGTTTTCAACGAAGAGCCGCTGTATGAAAAGCTGCCATTAACAACGTTGGAGTTACTGAAGACATGAATAACGCCTGCCGAAACACCGCCATGATCGGCTGCAACTTGCACGTTGTCTGCTTTCCAGAGAAGCATCCCACGGAAAATGCTCGCCATGTCTTGGAGCACGTTGTACGCCTCTGCCTGCGTGCCAATGACTGTGTTGACAGCAAACCGTGGCTCTTGCGTGCCGTCTGAATTCGTGATCAACTCGTTGCAGTATTTAGACACTTCAATCAAATCAACCCAGTTCAGATTTGATTCATCAATAAAGTCACCGCAGCCATACCTGCTGTTTGTAAGCAGGTCATAAAAACAGCAGACAGGGCACGTCGTATAGAACTTGCCAGACTTCAAGCTGCCATCAAACGGTTTGTCATCGTTGAACTCAAGGCTTCCGTCTGCACGCGGCTCAGCGTTTGATGGGATGCTTACTTTCTTGCCTTTGATTTCATAAGACCTAGCAGGCAGCGTGTTGTACTCTTCAGCGTCAAGGCTTAGATGCACAAGCGCAGTGTGCGGATATGTTGCCTTGATTCGCGTGCCGACAATAATGCTGCTCCACTGCAAGTCATTAGCGCGTGAACTTGCAAGCGGCGTATCTTGCGGCAAGTCTTCTAAGTCAGTAAACCGAATCTCAAAACTTTTCTCTTTGTCCTTAAAATTAACCTTGCGAACGCGGATTTTATAGGTTCCGCTTTTGTTGCCTTGCGCGTCCGCTAAGTTGATCGCTGGCGTCTTAAATTGAAACGGTGATGTTGAAATACCTTTGATAACGTTTTTGTCGGCAACTACATCTGACGCGTCAACACCTGGCATGTCTACAGACACAAATCTGCCGTCTCCTCTATCAATCGCGACCTCAAACTTGATGCGAGCAAAAAATAGCTGACCACGAGCCAGCCCCTCTACTGCACGGCAATACAACCGTGGAACAGTAAAAACAAGCTGCACAAAATCAGCATCTTGGTCTCTAAGCTCACGCGTTACTTGGCCGGGACCATAATCTCTAGTGCCGTCAATAACTTTGTTGTTTGCATCTACTTGCTCTGTGTACGAGCTGCCGACAGACAAAGCAACAACTTCAATATTTGTTTGCACGTCGCTCAATAATGAGCTTGATGCAAACGATGATTGACGGCTTACGCCATGCCGTTGATCAACGTAAACCGTTGGCGGTTGCCCGTTTTGCCCAACAAATTGAGCGCCAGTTACAAGCGTTTCATTTAGAAAAACACTTGTGCGCTGATGCACTAAACCCTCAATCGGCCCTTCGCAGATGGCATCAATCAGTTTGATGTTGGTTTTAGAATTAAGTGCCATAGCGTCTAAAGAAGGTTGTACCCATAGCCGTTGACCGTAAGCGTAGCCTGATCGTGTACGGCTACATCAATGATCTCAACCTTAAGGTCTAAATCCTCGCCAGATTTCCCTTTGACTTTTGGCATCTCAAGTCGATGACCAACACGGAAAGGCTGTGTCTGATTCGTAAGACCTTGCAGGCTTACTTCTGCAGACGCAACAACCGTATCAGCCATTCCGGTTGTAATTTCTGCGGTAATTTTGTACCTGATATATCCGTCAATCTTTGTGGTGCCGCGCTTACCAGCGAAGTCGTGTAATCCGTTATTGACCTCAAGAATCACGTCTAGTTCTTTTCGCCGATCATCCTCTTTGTACTTAAGAGCACTTGTGGAGCTGTCTTGGTTTGTGCCATAGATAGCCCCCTCTTCTAGTGGAGCAGTGAACGTGTGATCAATAAGTACACGCTTGTTTCTGTTCGAGTCTGCCCCTTTAATGAGGCTTGCGCCTCTTTTGCTTTCTAAGCCGCCGCAATCTTGCAGCTCACTGGTCAGTTCATCGCCGTTGACTTTGATTGTTTTTCTGCTTGGCTCTTGCGTAGCGATTTTGAGCGGATCTGACTCATCGCTAATATCAAGGTTCACTGCAATCAAGTGACTGCCAGTAATCACGCGGCCATAAACAACAGGCACAGTTGCACCAGTGCCAACTGTGTTTGCTGGGCCACTAAACGCATACGACTGAATCCCCGATGCGCCCTGAGTAATTCCGTCAGGACCAGGACCGCGAACATTAGTGCCCTCACCTCTAATCCTTGTCCCACCAAGATTGCCAATCTCCGGCTGCGGTGAAATCAAGCTTGCAGTTCCGGAAAGGATCAAGCCTGCACCAATCGCGCTGAGACTTGTGCCAACTGATGCTGAGACACCAGCAAACACACCAAGACCAGCACCCGCACCAAACAAGCCTGCGCCAGGCAGCAAGAACGATGCAGCAACTAAGCCAACACCAAACAAAATCTGCCCTGTACCTTCTCCACCTGCGCCAGAAATGACAGGCACAACAAACAATGGCTTGCTGCCAAATGGCAGCTGTAGCTCGTCATATCCCATCGCAGCACCACCTTGTACGACCTTGTATCCGACGCCGTTATGGTGCGCCTCAACCAGCTCCTGCTTCAGCCTTGGATAGTTAATGCACAGCAGCTTGATCGCATCTGCTGGCGTCTGCAGGTTGTAATACTCGTGATGCTTGCCGTATTTCTCGCCAAGCTCACCTGCCAATAAGACAAGTTGCATAACGGAAAACAGCTGCAGTCCTCCGCCAATAGTACCGCCGCAACGGTTCAACTGCACTGATGCCGTGCATTCGCTGGTGCAAAATCTTGTCACCACCAACGTAAATTGCTGCGTGCATTGGCGTTTCCGTTCCAAGCTTCATGATCAAAACATCGTGCGGCTCACGATCTTCAAACGCAATTTCATCAAAACCAATAGGACGCGCATACTTGATAAACAAATTGTTTGCGCTTTCCAGGCATTCCGGCCTTGGAAAATCAGGAAGCTCGATATTCAACAGGCGGTAATAATCACGCAACAATGAAAAACAATCATGCTTGCCGTAGTCCCATTGACGGCCTACGAGGGTTTGATAGTTGACCATTGCTTGTCCGGCACAGAGTAAACGTACCAAAGCAGCTTGGTTTGTCTGCAAGCTTTACGATCATGGTCACTGACTGGCGTGCCCTGTGGATGCGAATGCACAACAGCTTCAATCGTGCCAGCAAGCATTGCACGAGCATAATCAACTGGATTGATCACAAAGTTAGCTTCTGGATCAGGTGCAATATTTCGACAAGGAAAATAACTGCCATTGACAACTAGACCTGCTGATTCTTTTGGATGTTCTTCCTCTGCGTGGCGAACTGCCTCACGCTTGAAGTCTTGCACCGGCAAAACCTCCAAACGGCAAGTCAAGCTGCGTGCCAAATCTTAGACGGCAACTTGATAGACGCTTCCCGCAGGAATCAGCAGCTTCCCTCTCAGCCTGAGTGCCGCCTGTAATTTCCTGATCGGTAACTGTAAAGCACCTATCGCCTTGGTAGCCGCATTCAGTGCCTCTATACCTCCACGGGCAAAACTCTTCGATGGTGCGCCTTGGAATTGCCAAATTAGTCAGGTCAATTTTTGGCGCCAACTCGAACTCAACAAACTGCGGATTTTCACTGGCAACTCGATCGATATACCAAGTCTCAACAATTTTGGCGTCAGGATCAGCAGTGTCGTTGAAACTTTCCTCGATTAAAAGGTCACCGCCTTGAGTTAGCAAGGAGACGTCTACGTCTGATTCTTTCGCGAAACTAGGATTAGCATTAAAGTTTGTTGTATCAATAAACTTGGCAAACGTTCTGATTCGCCTTACTTTGGCAGCCAACACGTCATAGGTCAGCATCAAGCTTGTAATAGCGTTGTTGACGTTGGCTACACGTAAAGTCGGACGCGGCAACGTACCCTTTGCTGAAAACTCAAAGCCATCAACCTCAACAGGCACTGCTGGATATGTGACGCCGCCGAACTTGATGTCTTCTGTCAAGCCGTTTTTGCCTGCGTGGTAGCGCAGCGTATCGTTCACACCGTTGACGGCCTCTGTCAGCTCTACCTCAAACAAGTCAATAACAGCTGTCGGTTCAAGCCGTAATAGCTCTTCCGCTAACGGCTCAAACGCCTCCCACTTGACGCTCCCATCGACAAGCGTCTGCGTAATCTTGAACGGAAATGCTGGCTCGTTATGGGGGAAGGTTGCGTAATCACTGGCCGACCCTGACGTGCCAGCTTCTACGCACTTGAATGCAAGCGTATTGTTTTTGTACTTAGGGTCTGCCCCGTTTGCACAAATTGTGGTTGGCGTGCTGCCGTCTTCGCAGTATGCAGTTGGGTTGGCGCGTACAACATCGCCAACCGCATATTCTCTTTCAGCTGACCAAGCGTGCAGCGAATACGGATAAGCCATTAGGTCTCAAATACCTGCTCAAATGTTGCTGTTACCGTAGCTCGAT